CTTCGAAACTGGAGGTTGGGGGTTCGAGTCCCTCAGAGCCGGCCAATTATAGATCGCCTTAGCTCAGCTGGATTAGAGCACTTGCCTACGAAGCAGGGGGTCGGGAGTTCGAGTCTCTCAGGCGATGCCAAACAATGGTGTTGGTAGCTCAATAGGTAGAGCCCAGGATTGTGATTCCTGTTGTTGCGGGTTCGAGTCCCGTCCTTCACCCCAAAGAATTCGCTACCTTAGCTCAGTTGGTAGAGCACTAGACTGAAAATCTAGGTGTGCCTGGTTCGATCCCGGGAGGTAGCACCAGAATACTAAATAGTTGCATGGGAAAGAAACGGATCGCTATCTTTGTGCATCAACCGTATTGTTCGGTTGATTCCGCAAATGGCATAATTCTTTCTCTGTCATCGCACTATAATTTTAAGCTATTTTCAAAGGACGCTGTTGAAGATTCTTTCTTTGATGATGTAGATGCTGTATGCTATCCGGGTGGACTCGGTGATGCAGATTCTTTCTATTCTTTGACTTCAAAGAATTCCGAAGCTGTTAAAAATTTTGTTGCTCAAGGTGGTGCATATCTTGGAATATGCATGGGTGCATATTGGGCTGGTAAAGAATATTTTGATATCCTCAAAGATATCGATGCTGTTCAATATATTACTAGACCCGGTACAGATACTAGACGCCCCCATCCTAAAGGTGTTCCTGTTACATGGTTAGGTCAAAAAGAAAACATGTATTTCTATGATGGCTGTGCTCTTGTTGGAAACAACATGAATGTAGTGGCTACTTATAGTAACGGTGATGCAATGGCAATAATACAGGACAAGATAGGACTCATTGGCTGTCATCCTGAAAGCGAAAAATGGTGGTATGATCTACACACATGGATGCCTAGGCATTGGCATGAGGGTAGACATCATAAACTTCTTTTAGATTTTGTTCAGAAAATAATTTGAGCCCCTGTGGACAAATTGGTAAAGTCGGCTCTCTCAAAAGGAGCAGTTCTCTCAGTTCGAATCTGAGCAGGGGTACCACGCTCTTATAGGTAAATGGTATACCGCGTCCTTGGTAAGGACGTATTCCAAGTTCGATCCTTGGTGAGAGCACCAGTTGTTATAAAGCGCCGCGGGCGTTTAATACAGTTTGAATTTTTTTGAATATCTGACTACCTGTAGTTGGAAAGATACTGGGTACAAATGCATGTACCGCTAAAACAAAAAATGCCACTAAGCTGTAAAGAGCAAGTGACATTGCAATTTTAAAATGTGAGAACCAAGTGTCATTCATTTCTGATAGATGCGATTTCATATTACCTCCTTTTGGTATTTAACAAATGCAAAGGGCCGTCGTAGTGTTAGTGGCTAGCACGACTGTTTGTGGAGCAGTAGGAGTTGGATCGAAACCAACCGCCGGTACCATTGACAAAACAAAAAATGATTGTATAATAAGACATGTATAAAGTAAATTGGAATGGTGCAAGCGGCACCGATAAATCGCTAGAATTTCCTAATTTGGATCTTGCTATGAAGTTTAGCAAGTCGTTAGGAACCTTTGTAAGAATCTCTGACGGCAAGATAGAGATTGTGGGTAAGTTTGGTGCTGATTCTGTTAAAGATGGTGTACTACCAGACGGAACAGCCTATGGTTGGACTAAACGAAGAAAAGGATAAAGTATGAACGAGATTCTGCTGTTGGTGTTATTGTTGTTTACAAAACACTTCTTACTAGATTTTCCATTGCAGAAGCCTTATCAGTATCTTAACAAAGGTACCTACGGTCATCCGGGTGGAATACTGCATGCAGGTCTACATGGTGTCGGTACTTATTTGTGTTTTGTTTGGTTTGCACCTCTCAGTGCTGTTTATTTGGCGTTCGTTGATTTTGTAGTTCACTATCATGTTGATTGGGCTAAGATGCGATTAAATGCTAAGATGGGCTGGGGCGCAAATACACATGAACAGTTTTGGTGGTTGCTGGGATTAGATCAATATCTACATGCATTGACTTATATCTTCCTAGTATCTTTAGTAACAGTATAACGATAGGAGAGTTAAATGCCGTGGATTCAAAATGTAGCACTAGCGGATATTCCTAAAGGACATCATATCCGTGTGGGCGAAAACTCAATGCTGATTCAAATCGTGGATCCGGGTATGGAATTCCCTAGGCCTCTGCATCAGTTTAAGGAAACTCATCAATTTGAATTTCTTGATGTAGAGGAAAAGGATCAAGGTTTAGAAGAAGCTATGAAGTGCAGTCACGAACAAGCCGCAGAACTGGTGCGTTTGTTACAGCATGCTCTTGATCAGAGAATGGATGTAGTAGTACACTGCCATGCTGGAATTTGTCGCTCAGGTGCTGTAGCCGAAGTTGGTGTTATGTTGGGCTTTGACGATGCGGAATCTTTCCGCTCACCAAACCTACTAGTTAAGCATAGAATGATGAAGGCACTAGGATGGACTTATGATAGCAATGAGCCTCACACTATTAATGGTGTAGCAGTTCCTGAAGATTGGTCCAATGACAACGAGAAAGTTTTTACACTAGCTCATGCTCGTAGAGAGCGCAGAGAACGAGAAGGAGACATCTAATGTATTTGCATAGAAAAGACATTGACAAGATTTTAGATGTCTTAAAAAAGTTTCCAGATGTTGAAACTTTTGAAATCGAACAATCAAATCACAGCGGAATCGGTAGCATTACTACAATGACCTTTAGTCAAACTGTTAACGAAACCGAATGTGAATTAACTGTAGAAATTTCTGGAGTGGAGGATTGGTGATGCCAAAGTGTTATCAATTAATCGGAATCCCAGGCAGCGGCAAGAGCACCTGGATTTCTAATCAAGACTGGGCTGGAGATTGTGTTGTGGTTAGCACAGACAATCATGTTGAAGACTATGCTAAGAGTGTGGGTAAAACCTATTCAGAAGTATTTGCAGACTACATGCCTACTGCTGTTGAACTAATGGCAGAGGACGTTGTGCGAGCTCGCGAACAAGGCAAGGACATTATTTGGGATCAAACTTCAGTCAATGTGAAGAGCCGTAAGAGGAAGTTCAATATGCTTCCAAACTACGAGCACATTGCTGTGGTGTTCAAAACTCCAGAGCAGAAAGAACTGTATCGTAGACTGTTTAGCCGTCCAGGCAAGGACATTCCAGATCATGTTATAGCCAGCATGATTGCCAGCTTCCAAATGCCAACAGAAGAAGAAGGTTTCAAAGAAATTTGGAACGCTGAATAACTGTTGCATAAAAGCCACACTTCCGCCCTGTCAATCTAAGCGGTTGACAGGGCATTTTTTTGAACTTATAATAAAGATAATGAGAGGGAAATATGACTACATGGGTGACAAGCGATTTGCACTTTGGGCATGCAAACATCATGCGTTTTTGTCCACAGGCAAGATCTAGATTTAATAACGATGTAACCTATATGAATGAGCAGATGATTCAAGAATGGAATCAAACTATTGCTCTAGACGATAAGGTTTACATCTTAGGTGACGTTGCGTTTCTTCCTGCTGACAAGGCAGTGAAAATTCTTCGTCGCTTGAATGGTACAAAGATTTTGATTGAGGGTAACCACGATCGTAAACTATTGAATGATCCTGCGTTCCGCAGTTGTTTTTTGGAAGTGCATCCGTATTTGTGCATTACCTACGAAAAGACTAGGGTCGTGATGTTTCACTATCCTATCGCAGAGTGGGATCAAATGCACAGAGGTGCTGTTCACTTCCACGGACACTTGCATGGTGGAACTAGTGGATTGGAAGAATATCGTGCTCGTGACATGGGTATGGATGCAACAGGAATGATCGCTGTTACTATGGAACGAGCTATTGCTGATGCAATGACAGGTAAGATCAAAGGTCATCATGACACTGTAATGTAAGGAGATAAAAATGGACGTTGTAGAAAGAGCTAGAGTGTTTGCTACTGCGGCACACGGTGCTGTGGCTCAATTGCGTAAGTACACCAATGAGCCCTACATCGTCCACCCTGCTGAAGTTGCAAGCATCGTTAGGAGTGTTCCTCACACTGACGCTATGTTGGCAGCGGCTTGGTTGCATGACGTTGTTGAAGACACTGGTGTTACTTTAGAAACTGTTCGTGCTGAGTTTGGTGACGAAGTTGCTGAGTTGGTCGGTTGGTTAACTGATGTCAGTCGTCCTGATCACGGCAACAGAGCCGCTCGCAAGGCAGTTGATAGAGCACATTCTGCGGCTGCTCCTGCGGCTGCACAGACTGTTAAGTTAGCTG